ATACGCTATTAACCATTGCATAAACTGCGTCTAGTTCTGAGATTATCCGATTATTAAACGTATTACTATTTTGGTCTTTTTTGTAATATTCAATGCGATTTTCTACGTATGCTCTAATCATTATTAACTCGTTCATATTTATCTGTCCTTTCTTCGACTTCTTTTAATAGGTTTCGTCTAATTTCTTTTGCGAACACACCATGCGCTTGATAATGGCAATCGGTACATAGACAAGCTAGGTTTCTCAAATCGCTTAATCCGCCTTGTGATCTAAATATTATGTGATGGCACTGATTAGCCACGCTCCCGCATATTACACAAAGTCCATTATCACGTTCATATGCTTGTTTTCGTGTTACTGCATATAATTTGTTATCCCTTTTCTTTCTGTTGTTCATTCCCCCACTCCTTAACTAGTGACTGTATGTAATCGCTATCTTCAAGTTGTATCCCTAGTTGATGACATTCATCGACAAGGCAATCTATCAATCGTTGCATTTCTGATACTGTATATACACTGCTTCCGTGGTAGCACATTATATTGTGATAGCCTTGTAGAGTTTTACACTCGCCTGCATCTTCGGCTATCCACCCTATTCCGTGTGCTTGCCATATTTGAATGTATCTCTCTATGGCATCTTCACGTACTGGTACATAACTAAAATGGCTACAATCTTTGATTGCTTTTCTATACACATCTTCTTTTGATGTGTACCCAGTTTTACTTAACTCTTCCGCTATCTTTTGACATAGAACCCAGCAATATGCATTAGCATTCATACTGCGTGATTTTGATTTCTTTTTGATTTCAATCACGTATTCTTTTTCTTTATCTAACTTCGCTAGTTCATTGTCATGCGGTGCAGGTATTGCTATCATTACACCTAGCGGACTTCTTAATGTTTCGATGTTATTTGTTGTCCACTTCATAACCTTTTACCCAATCATAAAGTTTTGACATCTGATCTCGTGTGATGTTATCAATCACTCCAACACCAAACATTTTTGTAAGTTGTTGATTTAGTTGTTCACTACTAATCCCATGTTCACCAGCCGTTTGTAATACAATTGCATACGCACTTTGAGGGTTAAACTCTTTTTCTTTCTTTTCTTTTTCTGCCGCTGCATTGATTTTTGTATCTTGCAAACCTCGATACACATCCGCACCTACACCAATCATCTTAGCTGCGGTACCTAATGCATCAGTAACAGCCATTTTGAATGCTTCATCGTTACCGTGAAATCCATTCTTGTCTTTATAGATTAAGAAATCGCCACCATATCCAGGAATTGGTTCACTCCATTCATCACCATCTTTGATGTATAGGTTTACCATTACATACAACATTGTTTCTTTTGTTTCTTCGACTGGTACTTGTTGGGTACTAACAATTTCAAACTTCCAACCAACACCACACATTCCATAAACTTCGGTTAAGATTTCCCATCGCCATTGAGGAGAAATGTCATATTTCCCTTTAAGTTTCCCAAAGTCAATTACTTTCAACGCTGATTGCGGTACAGTTTTAACCGCTATATATCTACTATCCATCTATACCTCTTTATATTTGTAACCACGCATTTCCAAGAAATCAGTTAAATCTTTTGCATCTTCTTCTGTTAAGTCATATACAGTTACTGTTAAACTTGTTTTTGCTTCTGATGTTTCTACTATTTCAACTGTTTCATTTGTGATACTTGCTCGTGCAGCCTCTTCCATTTCATTGCGTTTAGCAAATTTTGCATTGATAAATTCTCTAGCTTGATCTAGTGGCATATCTTTTACTACAGGCCAGCACTCATTAAAAGTAATCGGTGTGGCTAATTCGTATTGCTGGTTGCAAGTATCAACCACAAACTCAATCATTCCTTTTTTCTCTGCTAGAATCTGTTTGTAATCGTCATCTGATTGTTGTCGCTTTGCAATTTCAATCATTATTCCCTCAATAGAGGTTTCAACGTCTTTCATCTTTGCAGTTTTATTTAACCAGCGTTTATCACGTTGTAGTTGTTCCACATATTCTGCACGAATGTTATACTTTTCAACCATCTTTTCAATAAACTTGTTGATGGTTTCCGTTTTTGCTTGTACTTCTTTTTCGTCAAAGTATTTAA